AATACCTATGAAAAACCAACTGTAAAAAATGTTATACCAACCTCCCGTTTCTATCCCGTATCGGCTCAAATACTACCGTACACCGGCAGTTAATCGTATCCTTTGCTGGCGTTGGCAGTCCATTCTCCTGCGTACGTGCGCCGGGCTGCGCCATCTTAACGCCGTCCGTCAATGAAAAATAATCATCCATGCCTATCTTTTGGCCGTTAACATAACGGTGCGTGTTCCTTGTACGGTGATCGTTGGTAGCAAGCCATTCCTTGTTCAATGTAAGCCCTGTGTCCTGCGCTGCGAAGATAGCGCCCTGATTGGCGGCGGTTACCGTCTCCGTCCTGGCGATCATGCGGGCACGCATCCGGCTAACCTCTGTATTTTGTAGCTGTGATACGATCCAATCAATGCCTTGCCCGTCCTGCACCGCCTGACTTAGTACGTTCTGTATCAATTCCCGCGTTACCTCCGTTATACCTTCACTGGTGTTTAGTATATCAGTCATAAAGTAGGCATTCATTAAATCAACCATGCGCTGATTAAAGCCTATCGGCATCCTCGCCTTTTGCTTTATGATACTTGCCCTGACCTTTGCGCCGTAGGTAACACCAGCGTCCAAATATAGCGGCCTGAGTGTGTTTACGATGGCATTGGATGAAATGTATAATGTAGGGTTGCGTACCCCGGCTTTGATGTAGTGGATGGCTTCTTTTACCTGCGAATTAAGTGCCTTGAATATCTTTGGCGCAAATTCCCGCTCCCGTGATTGCTGGAATTTATTGAAGGTAATTAGATATTGGTTTTTTTCTTCGGGTGTCATTTTATAATTTCTAAATAGCACGATTCGCAGTAAACAAACTTTTCGGCTACTATTCTTTCATTCCCCATATCAACCACAAGCCTATACATATCTGATACTATCATACTTCCACATTCGACGCACTCCCGGCAGTCGGTCGGTTCTCGCTGGTATCCTGTATCGAGTTCAGTAATTGACAAATTGATATTATTTCATTGTATAATCGTTCACGGCGCCATGCTGCGTTAGCCTCATCAATACGGCAATTGGTGATCTTTGGTATTGCCCTTTTGATGGCGTCCTGTAAACGTTTATTAATTTCCATTCGGCGTAACAACGGGTAAAGGATCAACGGCGTTTAAACTTTCAAGGTCTGTATATCCTGTTTTGATATACCATTTATCCATATTCGGATCGGTTGACTTGCCGTAGCCGAACGCCTCGCTTATCAGGCTCGGATTCATCACCGGCAGCGTGGCGTAAATGTCCGCCATTTTCTTCATGTCCTCCTGCAATTCAGCTATGCCGGATATGTCGCAATCTACAAAATATTTAATGCCTTTACTGTTATATTTAGGGGTAATTCTTGAATTAATTGCATCACGGTAAGCATACACTTCAGGCAGGGCAGCATTGGTGTACAGCTGCTTTACCATCTCCTTTACATTGCTTTCTGTTGATGCGTCGCTGTTGTTAAACAGTATATCAGAAATGCCGTACAGGTTACATAGTTTTTTAAATGTCCGTACCTCTGAATTTAGAACGTCCATGTCAACCGGTCCGAGGCCGATTTGGGTATATTTCCATTTACCACCTGTGAACAGTATTTTACGGGCATTGCGTGTGCCGCTGCCCTCCCTGTAAAAATCATCTTTCATTTTACCAAAGTCAGGGGCGTCCATATCTGTGCCATCCTCAACGGCCATAATACCACTGATACCGCTATTTTGGAATGCGCTAACCATAAAGTCAGTTTCTGATATTTGCCTGTCGATTAATTTAGATCCGGCACGCAGCGGGGATAAACCCACCAATTCATCGCCATTAAGACTGAAATTCGGGTTAAAATACCTGATATGGATAACATCTTCAGCAGTTAATTCCATCGGCCTGCCGAGATTAAGAACGTACCCGGTTACCTCTTTTGGCCATGTTTGTTTGACCTTTGGCATGGTGTATTGCGAAGGCAGTAACCACATTTCGCCAGGCTGCCCAGCGGATGGGCCTAATTCAAGTAATGGTGCGTAAATGTATGTATCACCGGTAATTAACCGGAACATATAAACACCTTCTTTATGTTCTGATCCGGTATATAACGGGTTTGGATTATCAATTAACTGCTGCAGCGGGTTATCGCTCTTAACCAGCTCAAGGGCTTTGGTTTTTAATAGCTGCTTATGCACAAGCGCCTGCGTTGTGTGGTTGTGTTGCTTAGACAGGTAATCGTAATCTTTCAACGCCCCTTCGTCCTTTACCTTATAAACCAGCAATGGTATCCCGGCGGCTGTCTTTGCTATCCTGCGCACGATTGAATACACATCGCCTGATCCCAGCAAGCCCCGATCAATATTTTCCTTTGGGTTGCCTGATCCGTACGCCGGGCTACTGATAACGTTAACGGGCATATTGAAACCCATGTTAGTAAGCGCCTTTTTTAGCTCCACTTCAACCTCTTTATTGATACTGTTACCAAACAGTGTTTTGATTAAGCCCATGTTAATTTTCTTTTTGGTTTGAAAAGCCTTGTATAAATGGCGTAGCGCATGGCATCCATTGCGTCATCGTTGAACTTTACAGGCTCATCGAGGACGCGGCTGTCTTTGTCTACCTTCCACTTATAAGACTTTATTTCTTTTAGGATATTGGTTGATCTTGATGTGATATATAGCGGCATGGACTTAACCATGTTAATGCCATCAATAACAGATTTGTCGGCAGGCTTGATGTTTAACCCGGTGCGCCTTATTTCCTCGATTGCTTCCGGCCTTGCCGTCTCAGCGAATATCTCAGTTGAACGAGTAATACCCATTGTTTTAATAAGGTAAGCCAGGTCATCATTAGTTAATTTGCTTTCGTATAACTGCTCATCCACATAACAAGCGCCGTCAAGGAAACCCACTTTTACCAGCGCTGTAGGGTGATTAAACCCAAAGTCAAGGCCAAAGCATATATCATCGCATTGCGGGAATGTTTCAATCTGTTTCCAGTGTGTATAGATTGTTTCTGATGACGTGCCACGCTGACCAAGGCCATAAACCTTCCACAGGTTTTCATCGGCGTTCTGCAGTGATTCTATTTCGTCAATCTGTGATTTGGTAAGGTTTGCCAGGTTGTTTTTGTAGGTGGAATGGATCAGCTTATTGCCCGGCGCATCGGCAAGATCATAAACGTATGAATACTCATCAGCCGGGTTCCAATCGCCAAAGATAACGTCCGTGGTACGCAGGGCTAATTGAAAATAACTTTCCTTTGGCAGTAGGTTCATTTCGTTGCAGTAAAGGATATTCCTGCCCGGTCCTCTCAGCTTGTTTGTTTCATCTGCGCCGAAAAATTCAATATAGCTGCCCGTCTTTGGGAAACGGTAAACATTATCGGTTTTATTAAAATCATCATCGTTGTAAATACCCCATTCGTTAAGTATCTCAATGATATCTTTACGGGCGCCACGCTTAAGATGCGGCAATGACGGTGAACATACGGTAATTTGCTTAGTTTGATTGAGGGCTATGGTAGGCAATAGCTGACAAAGGGAATAGGTTTTAGATGACCTTGTGCTGCCCTCGTTACCTATAAAACGATAAAGGCCACTTTCGTATGCCTCTTTATTTGCTTCAAATACTGGCGTATATGAAATTATTTTATCCATTTAATGGTTCGCATCCTTCGGCCTTCTTAAATATCAAATTTATATCCCCTTTATGATCGACACTCATTTGTTGCTTTGGCATACCGAAACGGTAATTCAACCAAACCTTTATTGACGGCGCATCTCCGGCCTTAACCAACTTTGCCAACACTGCCCAAACTTCGGTGGGCGCCATTACAGCGTCCATCCTATCTATAATAGCCTTTTCATCGGACTTTGGTTTCCGCCCCGCTCCTGGCCTTGCGCCTCCATTGCCTGCCATTGATTTGTAATTGATTATTCACCCCAAATTTAAACTTTTTGCATCGTTGTTGCAAATTTATCTTTTATGTAATAACCCTGGCCGTACTCATAACCAATCCCGAATCGTTTTATCATGCGGTTAAGTGTTGCCTTGCTCGTTTGCAATTTGGCTGCAGCTGCGGACATTCTATATCGGCCCTTTTCGCTGTTAAGGGCTTTTATGATCAGCGGCTTGATGTGATCGTCTATGTTTAGGTTTTCGGTCATGGTCAATATTGGAAGAAAGGCGGGATAGTTGTCGACCTGGTGAAATACCTGCCCGCCTTCGCCGTTGTGTATGTCATGGGGGTTGGGTTTAAATATTTACAAAATTTCCTTTCTTATCCATGTATGTAAAGCCTCCATGATATTGCTTTATGATGCCGGCAAAATCTCCATCTAATACAGATTGGTAATCTTCCTCTTTGGCTTTTACTCCGTGATGCACCACAAAATCATCGTCGATGACAATATCTTCGCCTTTGCTGTTGGGCTCAAACTTTTCCCAATAATGCCCAAAAGCTTGAATTGCATTGGGAGTTGTTAGTGGGTTTGACATGATTGTGTTTCTATGCCTGCCTAAATCAATGAGCATTATAAACCCTTCATCAATATCTCTGCCTTTTTGGAATGATCCATCTTCGTACAAAGCCAAAGGGAAAATTAAATTTTCGTCTAACTGAACTTTCATCTTATCTAATTTTAATTGTTAGGAATGTTAACCGGCATTTCTTCGCCTGATAAAAAATAAATTAAGTTCTGTAAGGTGTGCAGGTGTTCGGGGCATTTGATATTGATTGAATCAGCCGCGGACATTCTATACCGGCCCTTTTCGCTGTTAAGGGCTTTTATGATCATCGGCTTGATGTGATCATCTATGTTTAGGTTTTCGGTCATGGTTGATGCCTGGTGAAATACCTGCCCGCCTTCGCCGTTGTGTATGTCATGGGGGTTAAAATTTTAGGGTTGTTTTCTAATCATGAAAGATGGAATCCATTTCTTTAAATTATTTGATTTGGCAACATACTCGTCAGCCAAAGCCCTTTCTTTTCGGGCATCTTCTTTTGCGCCAATGCGGTAATACATCGAAGATGTGCTTAGGCTAATGTTTGCCATATTTAGATTGTGGGAGCACATGGTTAACATCATTGCGCAATACAAAAAGAAAATTGTTGCAAGTTGCAAGGTTAGTATAAAGTATTTTTTGTATTTCATCTTATCTAATTTTAATTATTTGGAATGTTAACCGGCATTTCTTCTCCTGATAAAAAATAAATTAAGTTCTGTAAGGTGTGCAGATGGTCTGGGCATTTGATATTGATTGAATCAAGACCGGCATCCATTATTGATAATATTCCTGTAATGCTCATTGGGAATAGGATAATAAGGTTGTCTGTATTTAATTCATAAAATCCGGCTATTTGCTTAAACCCGCACCACTGCACCAGTACCTCATGGGTGAGGGGTATAGGGGAAAACGACTCATTTGAGTCTTCTTCGGCTAATCTATATACTCCTATTGCGTATAGCATTACGGGCTTATTTGTTTTATTACACATCACCACGTTACCGGGCAGCAGTTTCTCGTTTGGTTGTATCATTGGTTGGGGGTTTGAGGGTTAAAATGGTAAATCGTCTTCTACTTTTGTTTTGGATAAAATCTCCTCTGCCTCCTCAATTTGCGCAAGTGTGTGGTTACGCTTATCGTTCATAACTTTTTTCGCATTTTCGATGGTGTACTGCGACATTCTTTCAATTTCGCATCTTCTCTCTACAAATTCCTTAGCCTTGTCAAACACGCTGGATGCCTTTTCGCCTTCGCCAACTTCCATTTCAATTTCGATTTTTACATTTTCATAATTTCCCTTTGAAATCAATCTGCTGTAAGTGATTTTTGTTGCTTTCATAACTCCTTTGTTTTATATTATTTTAAAAATTGGTTTGATTGCTTAGTGCTTTGGTGGGGATGGAAGTGGTGTAGTTCGCTTAAATATTTCAATCAATTCGTTCTGCGTGTATTCTTCTCCCCGATATTCCCATACGCAATGATTTTTATATTCGCATTGAATCATTAGCCATTCAGAAAATCGAATTGCAAATTTTTCCTTTTCCCCTCCCTGCTCCCTGGTGGGCAGGGTGGCCAAAGGAACTTTAATGTAGCAAACATCATCACTTATAAAATGTTCTGCTTTCATTAGCATATCCGTTGTTATTTCAAATCCGCTTTTGGTAACGTACTTTTTGTTTTTTAATTCAAAAAATACTACCGTTTCTACGTCTGCCATCTCCCCTTCGCTGGCCGGCGGCGGGGCGGCGAACGCTGGTAGTTCATGGTTTAATAATAGTGTCAAGCCTTGCATTTTTAATTGTGCGGTCAAGGCGTCAAGGGGTAATATAATTGTCGTTTGATTGTTTCCTATCGTGTATTTATTCATTGTTGGTTGGTTTTATGGATGGGGAAATGATGTGGTTTAATCCCTTTAATTCACTTATTTCTTTTAATACATCATCGCAATCGTTGCATAGTTTATTTAGCCATAAAATAGGGTCTATCGTAGCGGTATGCACCCAGCCATCTTCCCTTAGTTTTGTATCATCTTTTTGAGCGAAATACAATGAAAGTGCCTTTATTTTCTCATTCTTAGCGTACACAAATATTAGATTCATCTTTACTCATTTTAATTTTAATAAATTGTTTTGCATCTGCTATACGGGGAAGCGATGTACCTATCTTCTGAAAGTGCGGCGAATTTCTTCCCATTGCTCAGGCGGAAATTTTGAAAGTATTGCATCCTCTTTTATTTTTTGCAGCCTGTTATTTTCTTTATTCCTTTTATCTTGTTCTTCCCACCTGATACGAGCCTGCTCTTTTTCAATACTGCTTTCAATTTCCCATGCAGCGCAATCCCATTCGGTTGTTTTACCTACCGTAACAGATACGCCATTTCTAAATTCAAATACAAATTCGTACTCATCAAAAGAAACTTTTTTAATTTCCAAGGTGTCTATCATTTCCTTAAGTTCGTATGGTTCCATTTTATTATGTTTTAAGTTGTTATAAACATCTTCCCTTCTGTCCGTACAATGTGCCGGATTTTAGCTTGCGGTAGGTCATGGGGTGGATATTAATTCGTTAAAAGAACTTACCAGTATATTATCTCGCATAAGAGTGTATTCCTTTTTACTCTTTAATTCCTGATATGATAATTTAGAAGTTTTAACCATTAGTATATCGGATCTTAGTCTGCCATTCTTGCGCTTATCCATTCTAAACTTTTCCCCGATATCAATAGAGCTAAAAGATATTTGACTATACCTCTTTTTTGAAAAGTGATTATACCGGGCCATCCTTCATTATTTTGCGCCTTGCGGCTGGTGGTTAAATAAATAATCTATTATCTCGTCAAACGAATTGCCTACGAAGTAGCAGCCCGTCCACTTGTCTTTAAACTTAATTTCATCCGGCGTTAACTTACGCCTGCTCGCCGTCTTTGCTC